GTCCGTCTCATCATCAGGCAACCAAACACCATAAGCCCCTTTAAAAAGGGGACCATCGTAGGCTTTCTTTACTGTAGCTAAATTTTCCCACTGCGTGTAACTCTTTGCACCAACAGTAGAGTTTGCGAGATTATTCGTCCATGACATGCCAGGAACGGTATGCATAGCAATGTTCCCACCCCCGTTCAATATTTGCCCATTATATGAAACAAGCATTGAAGCGGAGACGGGACGCACTTTATACATTAAACCATTAACTGTGCCAAGCATGGTAGCAGCATTAGGGTCACCGAAAAATTGACCATAAGTGCCGTTGAAAACTCCCGGCCACGCACTTGCCGAAGGGCCGTCAAGTACAGCGACCGTCCAACCAGGACTGGTTGAAGCAAACGTAGTAACGTTTGAAATGCAAGGGTTTAAAACCACGCAAAATCTACCAATATTCGTACCGCCAATGTTTGCACCACTAGCGCCTTGAAGATTTATGGTAAATTTTGATTGGTAAGTTGCCGTTTCTTCCCGACTCCAGGCATCTGGTAGTCGTATACCTTCGAAGTCACGAGGATTCATTAACGCGCCAAGGTAATAATGGCGCGGTGTTACGAACATGCCTTCTGTGGACATGACACTTCCGCAACAATCTTCAAGCATCAAGCGGCGAGCAATTTTGCCGTTTATGCCTGAGTCATACTCATGTAGATAGCGGGTATTATAATACCGACCTGCATCCAAGGCCCGTCGTCCCTTAGTAGTAATGGTAACGTCGGCGCCCTTCTTCTTCTTCTTTTTAGGCTGAGGCGGTGGCCGTCTGGCCGCCTTTTGCTTCTTGCCTTTGTAAATAACGATCGCCCCCTGTGAATTCGAATTGTTGTCGTTTGTACTCATCTTGTTTGGGGATGTAAAAATGGACCCTTAGGTTTTCATTTTTATACCTCCTACCGCCTTCAGCCCCTGTGAATACTGAACAATCCTCCTTCAATATGGGAGTCAAATGTGGGAAAAACTTATTCAAATACTGAGAATAGACCTTAAACGCATCTCTATTCGAGGCTACGAGTGGCCCAATAGACTTCAATACCTGAGCAAGTTCTTCATGTGAATAGTCATTACACTGCAAAATAGCTAATAATCGTTCGAAAGAATAAGTTGGAACATAAGTACCGAATTGTTTCTTCGCTGTGGCCCCGAGGAACATCATCCCATCGGGTCCATCTTGAACTTGGTCTTCTGGTGGTGGATGTAGTATCGGACCATACATCTTATAGAACTTCGCCCTAAATACGTACTGTATAAACTGACGCACATGGGGCGGATAACCATTAAGGTGGTCATCTGCATAAACATTAAAACGACATTTGAGAAATAATTCATATGGGTCCTCGCCTGTTTTACTCGCCATAAAGACGAGATGAGCGGCTAAAATTAAAAGGTGTCCCATTATGTTCCCACCAGTTGTCCAGGGATCTCCAGATTTCTTTTTCAGAATCCTAAAGACCTCACCGGCAGGCATCCTAACAAAAGAGTAGAACGCCTGTTCCGTGTAATACATAAGTTCCTCATACTCCTTGGTTCCTTTATCGAATCCTAATATCCAAGCCAGTAGACGTGCTGTTGTGTATGCTAGAACTGAGGTGTAGTGAGCATCCCATTTCCAACAATCGCCTTTTACACAAATAAGGTTCTCAAGTTCAGTGATCATCTCACCGAAAGATCCCCTAGCAAAGGTAACCCCCATGCGACCAGGGGTATGTTTAAAGTCATTGGCCATTAAAACCATAAAATACTTGACAGGAGCAAGCATATTAGAGTAATTGAGTGTGAAGAAGGGGTCCGCATAAGTAAAAGTGCGGATATCCCCAGTAAGGAATTTCTTCAGCTTGAGAATTTCGTTCTTCCCAGAAGTGTTCCATAAGACAGGTATTTTAAACCACCATGCCCACCGTTTCATCCATTTTGTTAACTCAGGACAATCACGGTAAACATCCGCCTTAAACCTCCAACGGCGTTTGATTAACCCTGTTGCGAACAATATATCTGAAGCTCGCTTACAGTGATAACCAATCGCTGACTTGGGGTTGACAACGGTGTCTTCAAGGTGCAATTTATAATCACAATGCAATTTTGCTGAATGGAACATTTTCTTTAGAAGTTCAAAAGCCTCATCATAGTGTGCCTCTGGTGGCAAATCCTCCACAGTGACATCGGCACTATGATACCTTTCGGTAGCTTTGTAAGTTCCAGAAAAATTTCCAACAACTCTGCCAAAAGGGACATTGTAGTTGGCCTCCACGCCATTATTAAAATACTCTTTAAAATGACTACGAATTTTTGCTTTATGATCAACTGGGAGTCCAATAGGAACTCCGATATTATAATAATGCCACGGTTGATCAGTCGTGGGTGGATCTATTTCTCGGGCGCCCTCCACAAAGGCGCCTAAAACCCACCTTTCAAGTGGGCTTAATCTTCCCCCTGGCTTGTTG